AACGATTACTTACGAACTCTTTTCTTAACTTGGATAGTATCATTATTTTGATTAGAACTAGCATCGAAGTTATTCCATCTCTCCAATTTAGAGGTCACCTTATGACCATTAATCTCAAGATACTTACCAATTCTAGCAAACAAACCACCTATCCACATAACTGAATCGCGTGTCTCATTTAGAAACTCACGTTTATTTTCAATATCACTTATACGATTTTGGGTAATCTCACCAGAATCGGGTTTAGTCGTGAAACCACCCTCATCTGTTGAAACTTTTGCTAATTGTTGTACGAACCATTCACTTCTTCTGTCAATATCCAGAATAGATTCAGAACATACATCTATTAATCTCTCAACAAACTGTAACATAACTGGTTTCATAGTCTTACCTGTTACTTTATAATGACCGTCAAGAGAATCTAATATAAGCTCAAACTCAGAACCAATTTCTGAACCCAACTGATTAGCTTCCTTTTTATCATGTTGCTTCGATGAATCAACCATCTTCACAAACAGAGGATAAGCGTTTTGGCACTTCTCTTTTGGATTATCACTTATATTAACAACTTTAACTTTTTGATTAGCTTTTGGCATATCAATCTCCTATATTAATTACAGTAGCAAATCATACATACCCATCTACTACTTACCAATAAACGAATCATGAAACTTTGTGTTTGTGCACATAGCAAAAGAGACGAATAGTGATTATCGTTCGGTGCAGAGAATTTGGGGGTGGTACATTACTCGGTGAGAGAAGAGAGTAGTTTATAACACTGTCACTCGACACTGTGCATGTGCGTGTTGCATACACTATAGTGAGAGTAATGTGGGGGAACCCAAATGAATCGCCCGAACTATAATCTGCACAAACACTAAGTTTCGTGATTCCAATACCTTTTCTTTACTTCTATCGTACTCCCTACTGTGTATCTTTACCCATATGAGACACAGCTTGCTGTGACTAATGTTTTGTTTTTAACGTCCCACCTTTTGGGGTGGGGCTTAAAAAGTGCCGAAGGCACACAGAGGGGGGTCCCGTACTCGCATTATTTCTCTTCAAGGCTCTTCACATAACTTCTAATATGTGATACAACCTAGAGAGAGAAGTAATAAAGGGTTTAAAAAAATTTTTATTACTAGAAGTATTTAATAAAGAGAGAAGAGTATTATGCCAACAGGAAAAGGATATGGTGCATTACCAACAAGTAGTGGATCAGCTAGAAAGAGTTTAATAAAGACTAGCACTAAAACAGCAATCTCTAGGGGTATATTGGAACTAGGTGCATCACTTAGGACAGCAGATACCATGAGAGCCAACAAGAAAAAATTTCAAGGTGGCGTAGCTCAATCATTATTTAATAAAATGGGTGCCAAACTATACGGATCATCTATTAAGGCTCAGTACAAAAAGTCTGGCTTCAATCAACCAACAGGGCAACAATTGGTAGCTAATTTTAATAAAGCTCAGAAAACTGCGGCTCTAATGGAAAAGAATGCTAGTAAGTTTCAACCAGCCTCTGGTCAATCTAGAGTAGCTACGTATCTAGGTAATAGTCCTATCAATAGCATGAATAAAAAGAATTTGACCTCTAAAGGCTCACAAACACCGAAACCATCTACAGGTAAGATAACTAGCCATAGTACAAAAGCAGGCGATTTAGAGGCATTCTACGCGCGTACAAGGGCTGTTCACAAAGCTAGAGGCATTAAAGTTAAGAATAAAAGCCAGTATAGAGCCTATCAAGGATATTAATTAAGGATATGACTAAGCTATCTAAACTATCTAAAATGGAGAAACGTGCTAAATGTATTATCAAAAACGATCAAAAGGAAGAAAGGGCAAGAAGAAACCTAGCTGTCAAAGACTTCATAGAATATAAAATGCTAAGAGGACACAGCAGAGAAGATGCTACAAAGATGGCACAATCATTGATTGATTAATGGCACACACAATAGAAGCACTTAGAAAGTACAATACCCCAGCTATGAAGAAACTTGTCATAGCAGTTAAGATGTCTCACATGAAAGGATTGCCAAAAGAAGCAATGACCGATAGAGAAGCGGAAAGAGTATTAGAATCTTTAACACCAGTAACACTAGAGAAGTTATATAAACTAGCGGTGGAACATGACCTCCTTAACTTATAAGCCAGATGGCGATGTAATCAAACAATTCATGAAAGACGATTCGTTCTTTCGTGGACTACGTGGACCAGTAGGTAGTGGCAAATCAGTATCTTGTTGTATTGAAATCATGCGTAGAGCATTGACACAAAAAGCTGGTCCAGATGGTAAACGTAAATCTAGATGGGCTGTTATAAGAAATACTAACCCACAACTTAAAACAACTACCATCAAGACTTGGATCGATTGGTTTCCTGAATCAGATTGGGGAAACTTTACATGGTCAGTCCCTTATACCCATAAAATAATAAAAGGAGATATGGAACTAGAAGTTATATTCTTAGCCCTTGATAGACCAGAAGATGTTAAGAAACTACTATCGTTAGAGTTAACAGGTGTATGGATTAATGAAGCAAGAGAGATACCTAAGTCAATTGTCGATGCATGTACTATGAGGGTAGGAAGATATCCATCTATGAGAGATGGTGGACCTAGCTGGTATGGTGTCATAGCTGATACTAACCCTCCTGATACAGACCATTGGTGGGCAATCCTAGCTGGTGAAACTATTATCCCAGATTATATTACTAAGCAAGAAGCTAAGATGTTAATCAAACCTGATAACTGGATATTCTTCAATCAACCACCTGCTATGACAGAAATATTTAATAAAGAAAAAGAATTCGATAGGTATGATGAGAACCCAAATAAAGAAAATGGCAAGAATCTTACATCTAATTACTACAATAATATCATTAGAGGTAAGACTAAATCATGGATTGATGTCTATGTTTTAAACAAACTAGGGCAAATAGAAGATGGTAAGCCAGTATACGAGATGTTTAGGAAAGATGTACACGTTGCTAAAGGCGATGTAGCTATCATGAAAGAAGCTCCTATCTATATAGGTATAGATTTTGGGCTTACTCCAGCATGTGTCTTTGGTCAAAGAGTAAGAGGTAGATGGCTTATCATTGATGAGCTGGTAGCTGAAGACATGGGTATACTTAGGTTCTCAGACCTTATGAAACAGAAAATGGCAGAGTACTTACCCAGAAACTTTAATATATTTGGCGATCCAGCTGGAGACCATAGGGCGCAAACAGATGAATCTACACCATTTCAGATACTAAAAGGCAGAGGAATTACAGCAAGACCAGCACCAAGCAATGATGTTACGTTGAGATTAGAGAGTGTTAATGTTACATTGCAAAGAATGATAGATGGTGATTCAGGAATATTGATAGATCCTAAATGTAATAACATAATCAAAGGGTTTGATGGTGGCTATCACTATAGAAGAATGCAAGTATCAGGGGAAAGATATGAAGAGAAACCAAATAAGAATAGATTTTCACATATCCACGATGCTCTCCAATATATGTTATTGGGCGCAGGGGAGGGACGAGCATTGACAATTGGTGCAAAAACAAGTAAACCTAGAGTTGCAAATAAAAATTTTAATGTGTTTGATTTAAAACCAAAGACAGCTTATCAGAGGAGAAGATAATGTGCGGATCACTTTTTGGAGGCTCACCTCCACCCCCACCACCACCAAAAGAAGATAAGACTGGGAAAGCTATACGTGAAAGACAAAGAATAGAAGAAGCAGCTAATGCTAAAAAAAATAAAGAAGATTTACTAGCACAAAGAATAAGACAGTATAGGCATACAATGGCAGGTGGTAGTAGTCTGCTTCAAGGAAGACGTGGCGGACAAGGATTTGAAGTATCTAGTCAATTATTATCTAGAGATACATTGGGAGCATAATGGTAGTAGAAGTCAAAACAACACCAAAAATAGATTATTCTAGTGATCCTGTTAAGCAATTGCTTAAAAGATATGAACATGCAAAGTCTTTAAAAGATCAATGGACTGACGTATTTGAACAGTGCTATGAGTATGCAATACCACAAAGAGAAAGCTTTTTTTCTGAAACAGCTGGTAGAAGACGTACGGATCGCATATTTGATGAGACTGCTGTAGTAGGCGTTCAAGAGTTTGCATCACGTTTACAGTCAGGAATTGTACCAAACTATGCCAGATGGGCAGATTTTGTAGCTGGTAGCGAAGTACCTAAAGAACAAGAAAAAGAAGTTAACTTAATGTTAGACCAAGTAACAGATTATGTATTTGAAATATTACAAAACTCTAACTTTGCACAGGAAATAAACGAATCCTTTTTAGATATAGCATTAGGTACGGGAGTGCTATTGATAGAAGAGGGAGACATTATAAACCCTATTAATTTTAAAGCAGTACCTCTACCACATGTATGTATGACTTCTGGGCATGACGATAAAGTAGATAACATCTACAGAAAACGTATGATAAAAGCCAGTGAGCTAGTAATAGCTTACCCAAATGCAGAGTTTACAGAGAAAATGCTAAGAGAAATGGAGAAAAATCCAGACAAAGAATGCGAAATAATAGAGGTTGTATACAAAAATCACTACAATACTAAGGAAGATGAGTATCATTTTTGTGCTATTTCTAAGGAACATGAGCATAAATTGTACACAGAAACCTATAAAGGTACTGGATCCAACCCATATATTGTCTATAGATGGTCTAAATGTGCAGGTGAAACCTATGGTCGTGGACCATTAATGCTGGCTTTACCAGCAATTAAAGTAGCAAACCTCACAGTAGAATTAATTTTAGAGAATGCACAAATGTCAATCTCAGGTATGTATCAAGTCGAAGATGATGGCGTAGTTAATGTAGATAATATCTCACTCATACCCGGAACTATTATTCCAAAGGCAGCTGGATCACAAGGACTTACACCAATTGCCCCAGCTGGTAACTTTCAAGTTTCAGATTTAGTTATCAGAGATATGAGAAACAATATTAAAAAAGCTTTATACAATGACATGTTAGGTACACCTAACGAGAAAACACCAATGTCTGCAACAGAAGTAGCAGAGAGACAAGCTGATTTATCACGTCAAATTGGTGCAGCATTTGGTAGATTGCAATCAGAAATGGTAACACCAGTGTTACAAAGAGTAGTATATATCCTTAAAAAGCAAGGAAAAATTAAAATACCTGTAATAAATGGCAGAGAAGTGAAAGTTAGATCCACATCTCCATTAGCCCAAGCACAACATCAACAAGATGTAGCTAACATTGATAGATTTTTAGCGTTAATACAAGGCAGAGTTGGTCCAGAGTTGACTAATATTCTTATTAAACAGGACGAAGTTGCTAAACATATCGCTAAAAAACTTGGTATTCCAGAGGAATTAATACGTTCTCAGGAAGAAATGCAACAAGCTGCTGCTCAAATGCAACAGATGATGGCACAACAACAACAAGCTCAGGAGACAGAACCTCCTGAATAGGAGAAACTATGACAGAGAAAAAGCCCAAAACGCTTATTGGTTTAGATAACATACAAAGAAAACCAGAAGATGAGGAGAACTTAAATGCTTTGTTTTATGCGTTGTTCAACACCCCTAGTGGTTCTCATATCTTAAAATATCTAAAAGCTTTAACACTCGAAGCAGTCGCTGGACCTGAAATATCCAACGAACAGCTAAGACATTTAGAGGGACAGAGATATTTAGTAGGATTAATACAACGAAGAATGAACAAAGGTTTATCACAAAATATAGTAAAGGAGAAAACAGATGGTTGAAGAACAACAAATGACAGAACAAGTAGAACAAACAGAAGACGTTTCACGTGAAACATCTGAAGTACCTATAGCAGAAAGACCTGAACATATACCAGAAAAGTTTTGGGATATAGACACAGGTGAAGTAAAGCTAGATGATTTAGTTAAGTCTTATACTAACTTAGAAAAATTTTCTACTGGTAAACAAGAAGAAATGAGAGATAGTATATTGGCTGAATTAGAATCAGAAGCACAAGAGGGTGTACCAGAAACTTATGAATTACCTAAGTTAGTAGAGGGTGTAACAGAAGAAATGGTAAAAGAAAACCCAATGACAACATGGTGGGAACAGAAGTGTAAAGACTTAGCATTACCACAAGAAATGTTTGAAGAGGGCGTTAATACATGGATTGATACAGTCATGAATTCTGGTCCAAATTTGGAAGAAGAAATGGGCAGATTAGGTGAGAATGCAAAAGCACGTATAGATGCGGTTACAAGTTTTGCTGAATCTAATTTTCCACCAGAAGAGTTTGAAGTATTAGCTAATATGATTGGATCATCTGCAACAGGTATAGCTGCATTAGAAAGAATTATGGATATGCAAAAATCTAATATAGGTCGTTCGGCACAGGTTGCTCAACCTGAAAGAGAACTTACTGTAGCAGATGTAAAAGGAATGATGAACGATCCAAGATATTTTGACCAGAGGGTTAGAGATAAAGATTACGTTGCAAAAGTAGATGCAGCATGGTCTAGATTAAATAATGCTGGCAAAGTTTAATGCTCTATGTAGAAAAATCTACACCAGCAGATGCGTTTGATTTATCTTTTAAACTAAGACAATTAGATAAATTTGAAGTAGCAGCAATGGGACATAGCCCTTTAGATGTTCTCATTGCTCCATTTAGATATACAAGAAAAGGTGTAAATACTTACTCAGTGTTCTATAATGATAGTGTAATAGCCATGTTTGGTGTTATCTCTACTCCACAAAATATCAAACATGGCGTAGTTTGGATGTTAGCTAGTGATGAATTAAACGATCACTGGTTATATTTTACAAAAAGAACTAAAAATTGGGTAAATTATTTTTTAGCTGACTACGACTATGTACATAATTACGTTTCATTAGAACAAGAAATAAATATCAAATGGCTTAAATGGTTAGGTTTTTCTTTTAAAAAAGAAGAAATGCTTGTAAAAGGAACGAAAGTTTTGTATTTTTATAGGAAGATACAGGGTGTATCGAAATGTATACAGCCCATAATAGGGGACATCGGTCCTAAATGGACAACCGATCTAAGCTAAGTTTGGACAACTGTTAGTTTAACAATTAACAATTTGGAGGCTTAATATGGCAACGCAAATTAGTAACGCGTTTATTAAGCAGTTTGAAGCAGAAGTCCACATGGCTTATCAGAGGATGGGAAGCAAGCTGCGTAATACAGTGCGTAATACAAATAATGTCACAGGTAACCAAGCAAGATTCCAAAAGGTTGGCAAAGGTGCAGCGTCTACTAAATCTAGACATGGACAAGTCAACACAATGGAAGTAACACATTCTACAGTAGATGTCACATTAGCTGACTACTATGCTGCCGACTATGTCGATAGCTTAGATGAGCTAAAAACAAACATCGATGAAAGACAAGTGTTAGCTCAATCTGCTGCGGCTGCTTTGGGACGTAAAATGGATCAATTAATTATTGATGTACTTGACGCTGGTTCTAACTCAGCAAATATTGTTCATGGTTCAGCAGCTTTAACATTAGCTAAAGCACTAACCGTATATGAAACATTTGGTGAAGCAGACGTGCCAGACGATGGACAAAGATACTTTGTTGTATCACCTGCTGGTTGGGCAGATTTACTACAAATCGACCAATTTAGTAGAGCAGAATACGTAGGAGAAACTGATTTACCATACGCTGGCGGGATGACTGCTAAGAGATGGTTAGGTTTCTTATGGTTTACTCATTCTGGACTATCTGTTTCTAGTACAACTAGGGACTGTCATGCATACCACAGCTCGTCTGTTGGTCTTGCTACAGGTTCTGATGTACGTACAGAAATGAACTATGTCCCAGAAAAAGTAAGTAATTTAATAACTTCATACTTTAGTGCAGGAGCTGTCATGATTGACAACGATGGTGCTATCGAATGTCAAATAACTGAATAAGGAGGTTTATTATGGCTTTAACATCAAGTGCTTTAAAAAAAGTGGCTGGAGCAGGCGATCAGAATCTCTTTGTTTATAAGAGTGCTGACGCTGTTAGTACTATTGCAGGTTCAGGTTACTTCAATGATGTAACTGATGACTTGAAACAGTTTGATATAATCTTAGCTGTAGGTGCCACAGGTGGTACTGCAACTGTAGATGTGTTAATTGTTTCATCTGCAACAGGTGCTTCAACTGTAACATGCACAAACGGAACATAATTGTTCAGGGAGATGTTTCGGCATCTCCCACTTTAAATTATGACAGATAGCAAATTCGATATATGTAACAAAGCTTTAGTGCTAGTAGGTGCTAATACAATTACATCATTCGATGAGAATACTACTGAATCGACTGTTGCTAAACAGTTATATGAATCGACATTAGAAAACTTATTGTCCAGATGTAGATGGAGATTTGCAGCTGAACAACAACAATTATCAAGATCGACAGAAACACCAGCTGCACGCTGGTCTGCAAAATATCCAATACCATCAAACGCCCTTATAATACATACAGTAACTATAGGAGATAATGTTATTGAGTATGACAGATATGGCACAGAAATATTTTGTGATGCAACATCAGCAGATACAGTAGTAGCAGATTATACATTTCAGCCATCAGAGGCAGATTTTCCACCCTATTTTAAACAAGCATTAGTATTTGAACTAGCATCATTATTTGCTGGAGCAATAGCAAGGAATGACCAATTATCTACTTTATATCAAAATAGAGCATTGACGCAGACCGCATATGCTAAATCACAAGATTCTCAAGCACAAACAACTAGAAGAATGAATGTAGATCGTTTTAAAAATAGGAGGAATTCAGGAGCTTTAGGTACTATTAAAGCAACTGTTGGCTCATAAATGGGACAAACAAGAAGACACCTATCATCATTTCATTCTGGCGAACTTGATCCAAAACTTATAGCTCGTAATGACCAAGCAGCATATGGAGATGGATTACAAAAAGCTAGAAACGTAGTATGTAGAAACCAAGGTGCAGTAGAAAGAAGACCGGGAACATACTTTAGAGCAGACTTAGGTGCTACATCTAGATTAGAATCATTTATATTTAGTGGTTCACAAGAGTATATATTTGCATTTCAAAACACTGTATTAAAAATTTATTCAACAAATGGAACATTGTTGCAAACAATTACTAGCTGTCCATGGGCTACTAGCGATTTAAATGAGATAAATATTGCACAAAGAAAAGACGTAATGCTTATTGCACACTCTTCATTTATGCCAAGAATTATAACAAGAACAGGGGCTACAACATTTGCTTTATCTACGTTTGCGTTTGATACAAGTCTTAATGGTGAAAGAACATATCAACCTTATTTTAAATTTTCATCTAATAATGTAACTTTAGATCCTAGCTCCGCAACTGCTGCAACAGGGATAACAGTCGTAGCTAGTGCAGATACATTTACTAGCAGTCATGTTGGAACAAAATTATTATTTTATGGAAATGTCGAAGCTACTATAACAGGGTATACAAATGCAACTACTGTAACAGTAACCCTACATAGCGATTTAATAGATGAATTAGATGACGATCCATTTGCTACAGAACAGGGAACTGGATCAGTAAAAGTAACACATGCAAATCATGGTCTAAGTACTGGAGCAACGATAATCATTTCAGGTTCAGAAGATATAATGAGTTTGAATGATGATAGTGAATCAGAGGGTTTATCAGCAGCTAACTTAAGTGGTAGTTTTACTATTACAGTAGTAGATGATAATCATTATAAAATTACAGCTGGTAGTAGTGATACAGCTACTGAATCTGTTGATGGTGGTGGAGTAAGAGTACAAATAAAACACGCTTCACCTACTAGAAGATGGCAAGAACAAGTCATATCTGCTGTAAATGGTTACCCACAAGCATTAGCTTTTCATGAACAAAGACTTTATTTTGCTGGTGTAGAGAATCAACCCGATGGAATTTTAGCTAGTAAAATAAATGATTTTTTTAATTTTGATGTAGGTGAGGGTTTAGATAATGAATCTGTACAAGTGCAAATATCATCAAATCATATCAACGAAATAAGGCATTTAGTTTCAAATGCTAACTTAGAAATATTAACAAGTAGAGGTGAGTTTTATTTGAGACCACCTATTGGCAAAGCTGTTACACCATCAGATATACAAATAATTAAACAAAGTAGTTATGGCACACAAGTTATAGGAATGCCTAGATCATACAATGGAACAACAAATTTTATACAAAACAATGGAGTTAACATAAGAGAGTATATTTATGATTCATCTGGTGAATCATATCAATCAGCATTAATAAATGTATTAGCATCTCATTTATTTAACAGTCCTGTTGATACAGCTAGTATTGATTCATTGCCAGACAGAACAGAACAATTTTATTATGTAGTAAATGGTGATGGTACATTATGTGTATTCTCTGCACAAAGGGCGCAAAAGGTATTTGGCTGGATGCTTTGGTCTACTGATGGAAGTTATGAATCTATTACAACTACTACAACAAATACATATATAGCAGTAAAAAGAACTATAAACTCTGCAACTGTTTATTATTTAGAACAATTAGCAAGTACAGCTTTTGACATACCAACAGACATGACAGTAACAAAAACAATATCTGGAAGTTATCAACCTCATGGATCCCCACTAACCAATGGGACAGTTAGTAGCTCCTCAACATTTATCATAGATGGAACAACAGCTGCGCCTAGTGTTGGTGAGACATTTCAATTTGCTGGAACAGGTGCTGTTTATACAATACAAAGCGTCAAAGCTACAGGTGTCAGTAATGAATATGCAATAGTTATTGATACTGCTGTATCACAAGCTGATGGTGTAGCACTACAGTTTGTAACAAGTAGAACATTTACAGGATTAAATAGTACGCCTGATATGAGAGGATTAACAGTTTATGGGACTTCAGGATCAACAGAGGGAGAAGCTATAGATTATTATGGTTCTGGTGTAGTTACCTCTGGTGGTGTTGTAGTATTAGATAAACCAGCTAGTGCTTTAGATATAGGTATTGATTATACAATTTTAGTATCTACAATGCCTACAGACGTGCAAGTAAAATCATCTGGAAGTGTAGCAACTTTAACAGGCGCGCCTAGAAAAATAGCTAAAGCAATATTTGAGTTATCTAATACATATAATCTAAAAGTAAATACAATGGACGTACCACTTAATAATGTAAGCGATATAACCACAACATCAATGACTGCATATGATGGTCAAAAATCTGTGCATTTTTTAGGATATAGCACTAAACCTTTTATAACTATTACCCAAGACAAACCTTTACCAATGAGAGTATTAACAATAACTGAGGAGATATATTTCTAATGTGTGATCCAATTACAATGTCGGCAGCATCTGCAGCAATGTCATATGGTGGTACATACCTAGCAAGTACATATACAGGCGCAATAGCTTCTATAGGAACAGGCATGGTAAATACTGCATCTTTATTTAACTATTCATCTAGCTATGGCAGTTTAGGAGGTTCTTTAAGTTCTGGTGCAGCAAGAATAGGAACAAGTATTGCATCAGGTGTAGGTGCGTTAGCAGGTAATTTAGATTTAGTAGGTGCTGGTTTAAGTGTATTTTCTAATGTACAACAAACAAGTGCAGCTTTAAGGGCGCAAAAGCTAGAAGAATACAGACAAAAACAAATACAAAAAAATGCATTAGCGAAAGCAGAAGAAATAAGACTAGAAACAAAACAAAAAGCTAATCAAAGAACTAGAGCATATATAGAAAATCTTGCAGCTATGGAAGCAAGTGTTGCTGGAACAATGGGAATTAGTTTTAATTCTGCTTCTTATGAAGCTTTATCTAGAAGAAGTAGTAAAAATTACAAACAAGATATTTCAAACATTAGAGCAATGGGATTATCACAAGTAGTAAACAATATGTTTATAGCTCAAGATGCTAGTTATGCAGCATCAACATCAAAAGCAACTAGACCATCTATATTAGCTAAAGGATTATTTCAAGGATTTAAAGATACTAAATCTATTTATGAAGAAATGAAAGGATATAATACAGCAGATGTAGGTATCGATACATTTAGTAAACGAGGAGTTAATAAGTAATGGCTAAACCAGACAAACAACAAGTAGACTATACATCACAAATACAAGTAACAGGACGTTCTGGTCTAGGTGCTGCTGCTGGTTATGAAAAACAAATGGCTGAGAATTGGTCACAAATAGGTAATGAGTTTAGGGGATATATGGTAGAGGAACTCAAAGCAAGAAATATAGAGGACGCACTATCACTAGCAAATCAAATACAATTTGATGAAAAAATAATAGAAGCAGATATCAATGGCTCAGTACACAAAATTACTATGCCATCATTGATCGCACCAGAGGGCAGAATAGTAGGACAATCTGGGTTAGATGCGTATAAAAAGATTGCTGCTAAAACCTATGTAGCTGAATTAGAAAATGATTTTGCGACAATAACAGAAACAGAAGCTAATCTTGCAGAAGACCAAAACCTTACTATGCAAGAGTTTACTGCTAATGTTACCGATAAACATAATATAATATATGAAAATCTACCAAATGATATTGTAAATCTCATAAGACCAGATATGGAAAAATTTGTAATACAGAGAGCAGCAAGAGTACAAAATCAATACTTAGCGTTTCAAAATGCAAATCAACAAAAAGCATTCGAGAATCTATCATTAGATTATATGAATAAAATAACTAACCTATCTAATATTGGTGATGCTAAAACAGCAAGAATGCAACAAGAACAATACTTCAAACACTTAGAAGATGGTCTTGCACTAGGAAATATCAAAGGAATTACTAAAGAATATATACAACAAGAAAGAGCAAGAATAAATGGAGAAGTATCATTTAGACTAATGGTAAGTCAATTTTCTTTAAAAGAATTAAATTCTAGAAATTTAAATCATATACGTGCAGAAATAAATAACTTAACAACATTAAAAGATATGCTTATACCTGTACCGGGTATGAATAAAGGAAAGTTAGTTAACCCATATACAGGAAAAGTTTTAGATATTAGTCCTGATTTAATAAAAGAAATGATTTCAGATCCAAGACAAGCAGAAAAAATAGCAGTAGATTTAAATGTAAGATTGGGACATTACAATAAGCTTATAACAAAAGTTGATGATATATCTGCAAGTGTAAATCAAGCTCAAAAATATATAAACGCAAGAAATGCTGGCGTTCAATTAGCTAAAGCATCAAAAGAGGATGAAAAACTAACAGCTTACGGAACAGCGGGTTACAACGAATTATTAAAGGATTACAATAAAAACTATCAACAATCTCTATCACCAGAGGATTCGCTAACAAATAACGAATTTCAAATTACATTAATGACAGACTATAATACAATGTCACCCTCATTCCGCAATGAACTTATTGCTAATTTAGATACAATGAATGTTAAATATTTAAAAGCAATGTACGATTCTGGCTTTTTATCTAAAATGAAAGATCATAAAATAAAAGGTGAAGGTGGTAGAACAACATCTGAAAATCTATTTACAAAATATTTTGAAGGTCATGAGACTTTATTGATGCGAATAACAAGAGCATTAGAACAAGGTGAAAGCATAGAAGAAATAGCTAGAGTTTATACGGCAATAAAAACTGGAGATGCATTGACAGAAGATGATTTATTTGATTTGGTTACAAATAATAATTCTAGTCTTCCTGATAGTAGAGCAAAATTAAATGCGGTTGTACGTAGTTATTATGCAAATAACCACTATGGAGTAGATGAAGATAGAGCAAAAGTATATACAGATAAACTTATAAGAGAACTACAATCAGATCCTGCAACTCGTGCATTATATATATCTGGTAATTTAGATATTGGTAACGAAATATAT